AAAGAACAAATTGAAGCACCAGAAGCCGAGTATGTTGAACTTTTGGAACATGTTGAAAGGGTTGAAAGTTAATGGGACAGATGACTCTGACAGCTTGGAACGAGCGTCAAACCGACAACACCATACACCCTTGGCGACCTCGCCCGCTCGGTGCAGAGGATTGGCCGCCGAATTACCCTGCTGTCTATCGTTGGCGGTCTAAAGTCCTCAAACAGCTTATATCAGACGCTAAAACTCTAAAGGCCGCTAAAGAGTATTATTCAACACACCCTGCCGAGTTCATCATGGATTGGATGGACACCTACGACCCTCGTAAATCTCCTACAAACGCCAATCCTGCTTTGAGAGGTGAGAAGTGGATGCCGTTTGTGTTTTTCAAACGGCAAAAAGACGTTATCGACTTTTTTGAATCATGTTCACATGATCAAACAGGTGGTCTGGTTGAAAAATGTCGTGATTTTGGTTTAACTTGGTTAGCGTGCGGGTATTCTGTTTGGCGTTGGTTGTTTATTAAAAACGACGCTATCGGTTGGGGTAGCCGCAAAGAAACGCTTGTTGACAAACCCGGTGATCCTGACAGCATTTTTGAGAAAATTAGGTTAATGTTGAGGCGTTTACCGCGTATTTGGTTGCCGGCAGGTTTTAGCTGGGGTAGAAATTCGACTTACATGAAACTCTTAAACCCAGAGAATGGAGCAATCATCGCAGGTGAGGCAGGTGACAACATCGGACGTGGTGGTAGACGTAGTGCTCAGCCGCTAGATACACTTGTAATGACACCTAAAGGGTTGAGAGAGTTAGGAAGTCTTAAAATAGGTGACTACGTTATAGGTTCGGATGGTAAACCTACTAAAGTTATCCACACAGTTGATTGGGGTGAAAGACAAGTTTACAAAGTTCATTTTACAGACGGTACATGGACCGAATGTGATGCTGAGCATCTTTGGCAAGTTAAGTTAAAATTTGGTCCTAAGCCTGTTAAGGTTTTAGATACTCAGACGATAATGAAGGATTATATTTGTAAATATCCAAAAGGTCAGGAACATTACAAATATGAAATTCCATTCGTTAAACCTATTCAATTCAATGTATCACATCAGAAATTACCGCTGGACGGTTATATTGTCGGTGCATTGTTGGGTGATGGGAATGTTGCTGGTGCTCCCAAACATGTTGTTAAATTTACTTCTGCGGACAAAGAGATTTTAGATGAAATTCAGCGTTTGTTGCCTGAAAATTGTGAATTACGAAAAGGTGGAAGATACGATTACAGAGTAATAGATAGTAGACCTAAGAAAGGAAGTGGTGAAAGATATAGAAAATCTATTGTTAGACAAGCTGTTTTAGATGCAGGTATTGCCGGCATGCGTTCTGAAACAAAATACATACCCGACATGTATAAATATGGTTCTGTTAAAACAAGATTGTCGGTTTTACAAGGTTTAATGGATACAGATGGAAGCGCGGGTAATTCTTCAACTAGAACTTTAACTTTCACAAGCACATCTAAAAAACTATCAATGGATGTTAGATTTTTGGTAGAATCTTTAGGTGGTAGAGCAACTTATAACGTCAAACATGATAAAAGAGGTTTTAAAGACTGTCATTGTTTACAGATTTCGATGCCTGAAAATTTACCACCGTTTAGATTAACTCGAAAACTTGAGCTTTTTTATGAAAGAAGAAAGAAAATATGCAGAACAATAAATAAGATAGAACCAAGCAGAAAAACTAATGTTAGATGTATTCAAGTTGAGAATTTAGATGGGCTTTATGCGCTAAGTCATTGTATTTTAACACATAATTGTTATTTTTGTGACGAAGCAGCCCACTTGGAACGCCCTGAGAAAGTCGAAGCTGCTCTGGGTGATAATACCAACGTCCGTATTGATATTTCATCGGTCAACGGTGTCGGCAACGTTTTTCACCGCAGACGAGAAAATGGAGTTATCTGGTCGCCTGATGTTAAAGATTATCCGTTCGGATTTGTCAGAGTTTTTATAGCCGATTGGCGCGACCACCCTCTTAAAACGCAAGAATGGTACGATGCTCGTAAAGCTCGATATGAGAGAGAGGGTATGGCTCATATTTTCGCACAAGAAGTTGACCGTAACTACGCCGCCGCCGTAAGTAACACAGTGATACCTTATCAGTGGGTTGAGAGTGCTGTTGACGCTCATATCAAGCTACCGTGGTTTAGTGAGGCTCTAAAAGATCACGAGAAAGAATGGTATGCGGGTCTTGACGTTGCTGACGAAGGTAATGACCGTAACGCTCTCACACTTCGTCAATGGGTTGTTTGGCGAGATGTGCAGGAATGGGGAGAACGCGACCCGGGTATAAGCGCACGTAAAGCAGTTTTAGCTTGTAGAGAGCATAAAGGGCATATATCTTGTCAATACGACTGTATAGGTGTTGGTTCTGGCGTGAAAACCGAGTATAACCGCCTTACAACAGACGAAGGAGTTATCAGCGCGCACGAGATACCTTTTATTCCGTGGAACGCAGGTGCTACTGTTTTAAATCCTTTTGATAGAATTATCCCTGATGATAATGAAAGCTTGCAAAATAAAGATTTTTTTGATAACTTAAAAGCACAGGCTTGGTGGTCCATACGTACAAGGTTTTATAAAACGTTCAAAGCGGTAACCGAAGGTGTAAAATATAATCCTGATGAACTTATATCAATAGATAGCCGCATAACGCTTTTAGAGCAGTTGAAGAAAGAGCTTATACAACCGACGGTCGGTCATAGTTCAAGACTTAAATTGCTCATCGAGAAAAAACCGGACGGTATGCGTTCACCTAACTTGGCGGATAGCGGGGTTATGGCTTTCTTCCCGGTAACTGACGGTTCGACAACAATATTAACTGGTTCTTATGGTTTTTGAGATGACAAAAAAAGATTTATTAAAACGTTCTCCAGATATTGAAACAATGGTGCCTTATTGGGACAAGGTTTCAGACATCTTAGACGGTGAAGAAGCTGTTAAAGCTCGTGGTAGAAAATATTTACCTAAATTTCCGGATGAAGAAGAAACAGATTTCGAGTTTAGACTAACGGTTGCTAAATTTACAAACATTTATCGAGATGTTGTTGAAGGATTAGCAACCAAGCCGTTCCAAGATGAAATAGGATTGTTAGGCGGAGAAAAAAGACCACAAGAACTGAAAGATTTTGCTGAGGATGTCGACGGTTTCGGAAGTAATTTGACTACGTTTGCCGCGTTGACGTTTTTCAACGCTATCAATTACGGTATTGATTGGATTTTTGTTGATTATCCTACCGTTCGAAATCCCGAAAACGTTACTGTTGCTGAAGCAAAGCAAAAAAATCTAAAACCGTTTTGGGTTCATATTTTAGGTAAGAATGTTCTCGAAGTAGAAACTCGTATGGAAGGTTCGAAACAGATTATAACTTATTTTCGTTGTCAAGAACCTGGTTTCGGTAATGAACCAATGCACGTCCGCGAGTTTGTTGAAACAGAGGACGGTATTGTATGGGTGTTATATGAAAAAATTAAAAACGACAAGGGTGAAGATGAATTTATTGTTGTGGACCAAGGTAAATTATCTATCAATTTTATCCCTATAGTCCCGTTCATAACAGGTCGTCGAGATGGTAAAAGTTTCAAGATTTATCCACCGATGAGAGATGCTGCTGATTTGCAGATAACTTTATATCAAAATGAATCGGCTCTTGAATATATTAAAGTTTTAGCTTGTTATCCGATGTTGGCCACAGACGGAACAAAAGCGCCTGTGGACGCAGAAGGAAAACCGATAAAATTACGTGTTGGGCCGAACAGAGTTATTTACGGTGTTCAGAAAGGTAACGGGGACGGTGGAACTTGGCAATATGTCGAACCGCAAGCAAACAGCCTTGAGTTTTTACAAAAGAACATTGACAAAACCAAAAACGATTTACGAGAGTTAGGTCGTCAACCGCTTACAGCATTATCAACACAATTGACGACAGTAACCACATCTATTGCTGCTGGTAAAGCAAAGTCCGCAGTAACAGCTTGGGCGTATGCACTTAAAGATGCTTTGGAAAATGCTTTAGCTATTACTATGAAATGGATGGGTATAGATTATCAACCTGAAATAAATGTTTATACAGGTTTTGATAATGTGCTTGATGATGGTAGTGATATTGAAGAATTAGGAAAAGCTAGAGAGCGTGGAGATATTTCGGTTGAAACATACTGGGATGAATTGAAACGTCGTAAAATTCTTTCTCCTGAGTTTGATGTAGAGGAAGAAAGAAAAAGGCTTTTAGATGATATTCCGGCAGATACTGATCCGGATATTAAATCCGAAAATGAAGCTGATAACAATCTTAACCAAGAAAAAGAGGAAGATAAATGACAAATTGGAAATTAGATGAAAACGGTAATATCGTTATGAAAGACGGTAATCCTGTTTATGTTAATACAAACGGTGACGAACAAACTGTTGCTGTTGATACAATTTCACGCCTTAATAACGAGGCTAAAACACATAGGGAAGCTAAAGAGCAAGCTCTCGAAAAGCTGAAAGCATTTGATGGATTAGATGCAACAAAAGCTCGTGAAGCTTTGGAAATGGTTTCTAAATTGGATGCTAACAAACTTATCGACGCTGGTAAAGTTGATGAAGTGAAATCTCAAATCACAGCTCAATTTCAAGCACAAATTGACGAGAAAAGTAAAGCTTTGAGTGATTTACAGGTTAAATATGATAATATGATTATCAATAATCTGTTTGCAAATTCTGAGTTTATCCGCAACAATGTAGCCGTCCCGAGAGATATGTTTGAGGCCAAATTCCGCAATAACTTTAAAGTTGAGAACGGTCAGGTTGTTGTTTACGGGAACGACGGAAATCGTTTGTACAGTAAAGAACGAGCTGGTGAATATGCAACCCCCGAGGAGGGTTTGCGTATTTTGGCTGAAGCACATCCGCAGCATGAGAGTATTTTGAGAGCCAATACTGGAAGTGGCACTGGTTCAACAGGTGCAAGTGGTGGTTCCGGTGGTTCAAGATACATGAAACGTTCCGATTTTGCTAAACTTTCACCTCTTCAACAATCAGAGTATGCTCAGAAAATGGCAAAAGGTGAAATCAGCTTGACAGATTAAAATTAACTTGATAAAGTATAATTGCTTTATTAAGGATTTAACGAAGCGCATTTAGGTTGGATGACCTGTATCAATCAATCGGTGCGCTTTTTTACGCACCAAACAAAATTAACTAACAATTTTAAGAGGTGCTAATCATGGCAAATATTTTGACTCCTTTTATCCCGACACTTTTTCAGTCGTTGGATAAAGTTTCTCGCGAGTTGGTGGGTTTTATTCCTTCTGTTGCTCGTAACTCTTCTGCCGCTCGCGCAGCTTTGAATGAATCTATCTTAGTTCCGGTAAGCACTCCTACCGAAGCTAAAGATTGCGCTCCGTCTATGAATGTTCCTGAGCCGGATGATATGAAATTAGACAACGTTGAGATTAAAATCACGAAATCTAAAAACGTTTCTTTTGGTTTGACCGGTGAGGATTATAAAGGTTTGGAAAACGGTATTGGTGTAAGTGAAGTTTTTGCTGGTAAATTCGAGCAAGCCATTCGTGCTCTTACCAATATGATTGAATCGGACGTTGCCGCTGAAGCTGCTATCAGTGCTTCCAGAGCTTTCGGTACTCCTGGTACTGCTCCGTTCGCTAGTGATTTGAAAGATGCCGCTCAAGTTCGTAAGATTTTGGACGATAATGGAGCTCCGATGTCGGATCGTTCTTTGGTTATTGATACTAATGCTGGTGTAAACTTGCGTGGTTTGACTCAGTTGACCAATGCTGGTGATGCTGGTACTACCATGACTCTTCGTCAAGGTCAGTTGCTTGATTTGTTCGGATTGTCTGTTAAAGAATCTGCTCAAATTAAATCTTTCACTAAAGGTTCTGCTGAGGGTGCTACTGTTAATACTGCTGAAGTTGGAGCTACCGAGTTAACTTTGAAAGCTGGTACTTCTGGTAATCTCAAAGCTGGCGATGTAATTACGCTTGCTGGTGACAACAACAAGTATGTTGTTATGAAAGACGTTGCAATTTCTACCGGTAACAAAATCGAGATTGCTCAACCTGGTTTGCGTGTAGCTGCCAGCGATGGAGCGGCTATTACTGTTGGTGAAAGCTCTATTCGTAACATTGCTTTCAACCGCGACGCCATCCAGCTCGTTACTCGCGCTCCTGCTTTGCCTGCTGATGATGACTCTGCTGATGACAGCTACATGTTGATAGATCCGCGTTCTGGTATGTCTTACGAAGTTCGTGTATATAAAGGCTATCGTAAGCAACGTGTAGAAGTTGCTTGTGCTTGGGGTGTTAAAGCCATTAAGCCAGCACACATCGCTGCCTTGCTTGGTTAAGGTAACGGGGAGGGTGTTTCACCGCCCTCCCATTTTTTAATTTATCAGTTGGAGAAGTTTTATGAGCGAGATTTTACCGACCATCAAAGTTAAACATAAAAAGTATGGTATCGAAATGGTAATCAACGAATCTGATTTCGATAAAGATATTCACGAATTGATGGATAAGAAAGCTAAAGCAGCTGCAAAAGCTGAAGAAGAAGCTAAGAAAAAGAAAGCTGAAGAAGAAGCTAAGAAAAAGAAGGCTGAAGAAGAGGAAGCAGCTAAATTGAAAGCCCTTATGGGAGAAAAATAATGTTTTACGGTAACGTTGACGATTTCAAAGAATATTTTACAGCTAGGGGTAAAAATATTCCTGAAGATTGGGACAATTCGAAGATTGAGTCAGCGTTACTCGTTTCTTCTGAATGGCTCGATCATCAATTTGAAGATTCTTGGATTGGTTACAAGGTTGAATTTGACCAAGAGAGAAGCTGGCCGCGGCAGTCCGCCGTTGTTCAATCTTTTCCCTACCATGTTTACGATAACACCGAGATACCTGAACAAGTCGCAAAAGCCACTTATGAAGCAGCTTTTAGAGAACTTACAAAACAAGATTCTTTACAGGTTGATTTCACCCCAAACAAATATAAAGCTGTATCGGTCGAAGGTGCTATATCGGTTGAATACAACGACATTTTATATGCTTCAGAGAGTCAAATTCAAATACCGATAATTCAAAATTTAATGTCGATTTTGATAGACCAAACAAAAGGTTCAGATAATCCTATATCGGGGAAAGCGAGTAGGGTATGAGTAGTTATGACGATTTGCAAACTGTTACTTCTGAAATAATGACCGAGTTTAAACAAGGTTTAATCCAGCTTGTCCAGTTTGTTTATCCGGAAGATTCAACCCCAGACAATCCTGGAGAACCAGAGGAAGTTTTAACTGAACTCGACGGAACCGTCAAAGGTGTAAGTTATAAATATCTGAAAGATAGTTTTATAACAATATCTGACAAGGAAGTAACAACAGCTGTTGTAAACGACATTATTCCGTCCGAAGATGATTTTATTGAAATAGATGGTGTAAGATATAAAATATTGCAATTTCAGCCTTTACCGAGCGCTGGAACGGCTTGTGCGTGGAAGTTTATAGTACGCAAAGGGGGTTAATATGGCGACAACCCTTGAACAACTTTATCTTTTACAAATTCCTGAAGTACAGAACATTTTCATCAGCGCAATGGAGAACATTGTTGACCGCGCTGTTATCGAGGATATGGTTGAAGCCATCGAGAATAACGACATTGAAGCTCTTTATCAAGCGAGTGGTTTCACACCGGCTTTATTAAATCCGATAATAAAGAAAATTGAAGAGATATACGAACAAACGGCTAGTATAACAGTAGGTTCCTGGCCAAAACGGCTCAATGCTGTTTTCAACATTCGCAATGAGAGAGTTGAAAACGATTTGAAAGAGTTTTCGAGTAATTTTATTACAAATATAACCGATGAGGCAAAAGAAGTCATACGCTTTGAGTTAAGTGAAGGTATGGCAAGAGGTGATAACCCTAGAACAACAGCTTTAGATATTGTCGGTAGAGTTAATCCGACAACAAAGAAAAGGGAGGGTGGTGTTATAGGATTATCGTCCAATCAGGTCAGATGGGTCGCCAACGCTCGAAAATATTTGGAAAATTTAGACGAAAAATATTTTACTCTCGGTTTGAGAGATAGACGATTCGATTCGATAGTTCGTAAAGCTATTGAAAGCGGTAAGAAATTAACTAAAGATGAAGTTAGTAAACTCATAACCGCTTATGAGAAAAAAGCTCTTAAATACCGCGGAGATGCTATCGCACGCACTGAAACCATGCAAGCTATAAATCGTGGCGAGTATGCGTCCATTAGACAAGGAATTGAAGAAGGATATATACAAGAAAACCAAGTTCGTAAATGGTGGGACGATACTGGCGATGGACGTACTCGTTTAACTCACGTTGGTTTAGGTAATAAATACAGTAAGAAAAATATGATAGGGTTTAACGAACCTTTTGTTTCCGTATCCGGTTCTCAACTGCTTTATCCTGGCGACAAATCACTTGGCGCAAGTTTACGTGAGATAGTCCATTGCCGTTGTAAAGCGCAATATAAAATCGACTTTTTAGCGGAGTATGTATAATGGCTGAAAGTTTTGATGCTGTAATAGATAGAGTTGTAGCGGACAGCAAAGAGAAAATGCTTGCTGTGGTTAAGAACAGTATTCAAGAAGTTGTTGAACAAGCTCAAACACCACTTGCTAAAGGTGGTAAAATGCACGTTGATACAGGTTTTTTAAGGTCATCTGGTCAAGCTCAATTAAATCAATTACCAATTGGACAAACAGAAGGTCGTGATAGGGCTGAAGGTGAAATGGGTGTTTTACCGGAATATGCTATTCCAGACAATGCAGATTATATTTTACCGACACTTGCCAAAATGAAAATTGGTGATACGTTTTATTTCGGTTGGACGGCGAGATATGCTCAGATTCGAGAGATTTACGATGGTTTCATGGAATCAGCAGTTATGAAATGGAAACAGATTGTTGACGGCCAGATAAGGAGATTGAAAAATGATGATAGAATCGAAAATCTTAAATCTTTTACAAAAAAAGGTAACCGAGATTGTCGGTAACACTTATTCGGTTAAATATATAAATACTAATATCGGTAACGTTGATAAGTTTTGGGAGATTGTTTATATTCCAAACAATGTTGAGAATGAGTTTTGGGATAAAGGAAAAACTTATCGTGGCATAATGCGTCTGGTGCTTCATTGGCCCCAAGACAACAAAGGAATATATAAACCTATGGAAGAAGCCGAAAGAGTAGCCAACGGCTTAAAAAAAGGGCTTGAACTGTTTGACGATGTTAACTCCGTCAAAGTTACCATAACCGATAATCCTGATTGTACCAGTATCATTGAAGATGAGGGTAAACTTTTAATACCCTTGACAATTAAATATCTATGCTTTAAGCTATAATTGCTTACAGTAACTTGGAAGCGCACTAGGTTGGATGACCTAAAAATCAATCAATCGGTGCGCTTTTTACGCACCAAATAAGTTAATATTTAAGAGGTGCTTAAAATGGCAAATACAAACGCGTTTAGTAAGTTTTATGTCTGTGCAACACCGCAGAACAACAATCTTACCGAAGACGATTACAACGGCCTTGAGTGGGTTTTGGTATCTGGTCTTGGTAATCTTGGTGAAACCGGTAAATCAACCAACGTTTTGACTTATAACACATGGGAAACCGAAGTAGCCGATAAAGCTAAAGGTATTACCGATGCTGGTTCTCCGACTTTGGAAGTTGCTCGTGATCCGAACGACCCAGGACAGGAAATTTTGCGTCAAGCCGCGGCCGTTGGTAACAATAACAAATACGCTTTCAAAATTCAAAGAGCTGACGGACCTATCGGTGGTGTTGGAACAATTCAATACAACAGAGGTATTGTTGCTGGCCCGACGCGTCCGAATGGACAGAACGAAGATTTCGACTTGGAAGTTTTCACGCTTGGTTTGGTTCAGGAAGAAATCGTTGTTAACCCGACAACCGGTGCTCAGGCTCCGACACTGACAGCAGCTCCGAGCGTTAGCGGTACTGCTGAAGTTGGTGAAACTCTCACCTGTTCAAACGGAACCTTCTCCGGTGCCGAAACAATCACTTATTCTCATCAGTGGTTTGCAAACGGTGTGGCTGTTTCCGGAGCTACTGCAAGCACGTATGAACTTAAAGATTCCGATCTTAACAAAGTATTCATGTGCCGTGTTATGGCTAAAAACAACGGTGGTTATGCTTTCGGTTTCTCGAATACAACCAGTGCAGTAACAGCGGGAGCTTAGTATGGATTTAGCAAATCTTAAACCGGTTGAAAGAATGATTGATATTTTACATCCTTCAACAGGTGAAAAAATCGGTGTTTCTGTTACCGTTCTTTCCATCAACGATGAAAAAATGGCAGCAGCTAAACGTCGTATTCAGAATAAAAAACTTGAGCTTGACAGACGTGGAAAAACGTTTAAGGCTGATGATTTGGAAGAAAACGAGATGGAACTTCTCACAACTGCTATCACTGGTTGGAACTGGGAAGGTGATGTCGATTTTCACGGAGAAAAACCAGCTTTCAACGAAAAAAATGTCAAGGCTGTTCTGAAAGAGCTGACATGGTTTAAACAGCAAATTATGGAGGCTGTCGGTGATGAAAAGGCTTTTTTTCAACACTAAAAACTGATTTGGTGGAGGCCGTACGAGTTTTTGCTCGTTACGACCTCCCTAAAGAGGGTGATGAAGAAAATACTCGCCGTAAGCTGAACGAACGTGTAGGAGTTTTTACACCAGCGTTTGAAATACCAACAGCAGGCATGTATTTATGGAAATGGTTTATAGAATTAAATAATTCCATATCGAGAGTAGATTTCAACGGTTATTATTGTTCTATACCTCCGTCCGAGTTTTTAGCTTGGTCAACTCTTACGAAAAATTATTTAACACCGGAAGAATTTGATATTTTAAGAGCTATGGACGGTATGTTTTGTAAAGAATTAAACGCTGAAATAAATTCTGATAGAGCTCGAAAAGAAGAAGCTCGTAAAAGAGAAATGGAAGCTAAAAGTGTTAAGGTGCGGAGAAGGTAAATGGCAACAGACATTGCAAAAATAGGTTTTGGTGTTGAAACTTCTCAATTAGAGAAAGGTGTAGCAACCCTTAACACTTTTAGCGCCAGCGCGAAATCTGCAAATAACAGCGCAAAATCTGTCGGTACAGCAATGAATGGCGCCGCTAAAGTATTTGCGGCCGCTGTTGCTGGAATGAGTAAGAGTATAGCGTCTTTGGTATCTGTAACGCAAGGAGTGACAGCTGAACAAATAAAAGCCGCTAACGAGGCCGCAGAATTTGCTGATAGAGTTTATAGAGCTGCACAAGCTCAAGATAAATTAGCCGCAAGTACACAAAAAGTTACAGCGGCCGTTAAAGGACAGTATAGTGCTTTTCTAAAGATGGCGTCGAACGAATCGGTTTTAAACCGAATTAATCGCATTACCGGTGTTACTGGTTTATATGGTGGTTCTGCAATGACATCAGCTATGGCTTTTCGTCAAAATATGAACAAGAAAGAGTGGACTGAGGCGACTGGTGGTTTATATCGTGACATGATGCCTAATAGATTTAATACCGCTAATGTTGCCGCACAGTTTCAAGATATTGCTGTAACAGCATCAATGGGCATGAATCCGTTGTTAATCGCTTTACAACAAGGTACTCAATTGTCTGCTGTGTTGAACAGCATGGAGAAACCTATACAAGGTTTAGCCGATGCTTTCAAACAAATTATTAATCCTACTTCTTTATGGACTATCGCTTTAACAGCTTTAGCGGTTGTTGGATTGCAAATGGTTGATTGGAGTGGTCTTGCGACAGACAGTTTAGGTTTGTTATCGGATGCTATGGGTTTCGCGTCTGATAATGTTGAAATTTTTACAGCGGCTTTAGCTGGTTTGAGTTTTGCAGGTATTGTCACTGGTATTTCATCTTTTTCTTCGGTTGTGAGCGGCTTAGGAAAAATATTAAGCCCAATTTTAGGTTTTTTAACAAAATTAGTTATTTTGTTAGCAGGAGCTTTAACCAGTAAATTTACTATAATTGCAGCTATCATTACAGGTTTAGTTTATGCTATTTCTAAATTGAGAAGTTATTTGGAAGATACTTTAGGTTTCGATATAAGCTTTGGTTTATGGGATAAACTAACATCTTTAATAAAAAGTGCGACAGATGCTTTAAAAGAGTTTTTTAGTGTATCAGATACTAACACCGAAGGATGGGATAAAATATCTCAAGGTATTACAGAAGAATTAGATAAACTTCAAGAAAAACATATGAGTTTGTCTATGAGTGACAAAGAATCTGATGAATTTTTAAAACGTATGGAATTATACAGACAAGCTGTAAAAGAAGGTGTAAACTTAAATGATAATTACGGATTGTTTAACAAATCAGGCTACGAATTAATTGACGAATATGCTAAATCTTATGCAAATTGGAATGAAAAAATAAGACAAACGGAAGAATCTATTAGAAACGCAGAAAAAGCGTTGGAAGCTTGGAATGATTTAGTGGAAAAAAACAATCAAAATATAGAGAGTTCAAAGCTTGAACAAAGATTAATTGGTGTTGATACATATACGTCCGAATATGAAAAAACACGTCAGGATATGATAAATAAAGCTATTCAAGGTGGTATAAACGTAACTGATGTTGTAAATATTGAGACAGGAGAAACTTATCTTGATAAAATAAACGAATCCGCCGACGGTTTGGCTCGTACAAGAGAAGAAACTGAAAAATTAAATAACAGTTTTAACAATGCTAAATCTATTACAGGTTCGTTTTTTCAAGATTTACGACAAGATTTGTGGGATGGTGTCGGTGCATGGCAAGCTTTCGGAAATGCTGCTCTTAATGTGTTAGATAATATTCTTAGCAAAATGTTAGACATTGGTGTTGATTATTTATTTGATGCTGTTGGAGCTGCTGGCACGTCTGGTGGAAAGGAGAAATTTTCTTGGAGTAGTGTTGCAAGTTCTATCGGAAGCTGGTTTTCTGGTTCATCTGCACCAGCCGCAGCCGCAAATGGTGGAGCGTTCACCAACGGTGTTTACAACTCACCAACATTGTTTAAATTTGCTAACGGTGGGCAATTTGGCGTAATGGGTGAAGCCGGTCCAGAAGCTGTTATGCCTTTGCGTCGCGGTCCAGATGGTTCGTTAGGTGTACAGGCAGATGGTGTTGGTAAAGATGTTGTCGTCAACGTTTACAACAATTCTAATACTCAGGCTAGTGTCAACCAAAGACAAACATCTCAAGGCACTGAAATTGATGTTATGATAGACCAGATTGTTGCTGAAAAAATGGGGCAACCTGGAACATCGTCTAATAGTGCTTTGACAGCTTTCAGTAATAGACGATTGATAACTCGTTAGGAGAATTGAAATGGCGGTTTGGCCAACAACGTTTAAGATTTTAAGAGATAATTTCAAAGAAGAGATAATCGAAAGAAGTATAAGCTCTAATATGGATGTAGGGCCTGCAAAAAAACGTCGTAGAAGTATGATGAAATCATCTCGTTTAAGTTTTTCAGTTGTTTTAACACAAGATGAGTATGAAGACTTTAAAGAGTTTTATTTTGACAACGATGTAAGCGTATTTGATTTTACTCGTCCAGATTCGGGCGAAGTTGTTAAGTGTCGTTTTAACTCAGCACCAAGTTTAACGCTTAATGAAGTTATTTGGACGGCAGGGGTTGTACTGGAGATAATGCCTTGATAAGTGATAACTTTAAAGAAGTCGCCTACGCTCAAGAAACCGATGTTGCCGTTATTGTACTTTTAACAATATCATCATCGGATTTAACCGATGCAATTAGAGTTTGTAACGTTCCGGTAGAAAAGTTTGACGATTTGGGTGAAAACATCTACGGGTGCGTAAGCAATGGTCAACGATATTTGTTTATACCGTTTGAGATAGATTTACCACAAGACGATAAAACCGGAGCTGTTACAGCTAAATTAACAATAGACAACGTTAATAGACAGATAGTTCAATATGCTCGTCAAACAAAACAATCTCTCGATGTTACGATACAAGTAGTTTTATCAAATAATTTGGACTATGTAGAGTTGGAATATAAAGGTTTTAAGCTAACGAATGTAAAATACGACGGGTTTACTGTTTCCGGTAATTTGTCGATTGATTATCTCGGTTTAGAGCCTTTTCCTTGTGGTAGATTTACACCTTCTGGTTTTCCGGGATTATTCTGATGTGGTGCAATGATTACATATCTGTTCCTTTTGAAGAACACGGAAGAAGTCGTCAAGGTTGCGACTGTTGGGGTCTTGCACGGTTAATATACAAAGAACAGTTAGGAATTGATTTACCTGCGTTATTAGATTATAAAAATACTAAAGATAGTCGCAATATCGCTGAGCTTTATGAGATTGAACATCAAGAATGGCAAGAAATACCTCTCGGGCAAGAAAAATCTTTTGATATTTTAGTATTTAAAATTATGGGTTTACCAACGCACATAGCAGTCGTGGTTGATAAAGGATTAATGATACATTGTGAAAAAGGTTGCGGAACTCATATTTCCGAGTATAATAAAGAAGTCCAATGGAAAACACGTCTTGCAGGGGTTTACAGGTATGTTAAATGAAGATGTTATAGTTCAAAAATCTTTATTACCTTTCAAACAAGATTTTGAAACTTTACGTTTAGAGAACTGCAAGACTATTCAAGAAATTGTAGATAAACTTATACCTTTTAATTTTGTTGATGCAAGACTTGTTGTTACGTTGAACAACGAAGTTATCGAAGAAAATAAATGGGATAGAAAATTAAAAAAAGGCGAACTTGTCGGTCTTAATTTTATACCTACCGGTGGTGGAGGAGATAGCAAAAATCCAATAGCGACTATCGTTAACATAGTAGCAGCGGTTGCTGTTGCTGTATTTGCACCTCAAGCAATCCCTGCCCTTGCAGGTTGGATGGGTGTTTCTCAAGCAACAGCCGCTGGTATTTATTATATCACAGCTTCGATGGTTATTAGTATTGCTAATTCGGCTCTTATGTCCACACCTAAACAGCAATCTGGTGCCGGAACAAGTTTAAGCGAATCTCAAACTCAATTTATCGAAGGTGCGAGTAACGCTATCAATAAATACGGTGTCATCCCTGTTAATCTTGGTACGAATCGAATGTTTCCTCCGCAGGCTGCTTTACCTTACACTGAAACAAGCGGTAACAATCAATATGCTCGTCAAATTTTTACTTTCGGCTATGGTAAAATTTTTGTCAGTGATGAAAAAATAGGTGAAACTAAACTTGAAGAATTTACCGAAGTTGAAACCAATAAACGATTCAACGCGGATTTAAACCAAGGTGTTGAACTATATGCAAACGATGTTTATCAAGAATCTTTAAACATAAAATTAACAAAAGAAGAAGGTTATATTATTCGTACAACCCAAAAGGATTGTAATGAGTGCGAGTTAGATATAACGTTTCAAGGTTTAGCTTATTTTAACAATTCAGGTGGGCGTGATGCTACCACTGTTGAGTTTGAAATTCAATTTGCTCCAACCGGTACTGAAAATTGGTCCATTGGTGTAGCCGGATTTGAAACTATAAATCCTCAAGTTCTTAATTTAGATTTAGAACAGACTTTTTATCCTCAGAAAAGATCTAAACACAATGCTAGAACAAATACCTTTATAATTCTTAACACTAATGGCGGATATATTCATTACAAACAAGTTTTCGACCAAATTAGATACGGTGTTATATGGCCTAAAATATCGAACGATGATGTTGTTTTAGGGTATATTTTAGGTGAAGATGGATATAATCCGTTAAGATATGTTGATAACCGTCGAAATTTAGTTGGGACTTATATAGATAGTATTGACGATTTTATTGTTGATGTTGATTTTTCAGATTATAAAAATGTTGTTGTAAATGTTGGTACTGGTAAAATAAAAGGTGTAAGTTCCAATTTAAAAGTTACAGATGCGACATCTCAGGTATTGAGAAAAGTTAAAAGAATTAAATTTCCTTCAACTGGTCAATACGACGTCCGTATTCGTAGACTTACCGACGATAATACCGATGATAGATTGAGAAACGATTCGTATTTGACAGCCGTCAGGTCTATAACTTATGCTAATCCTGTAAATTTTCCTGATATTTCAGGTATCGCTATGAGGATTAAAGCTACTGATCAGTTGAACGGTACCGTGTCCTCATATAATGCTGTTGTTACTACATTGATGAAAAAATACAATCCGACTTTAGGAAAATGGGAAGATGATCAAGCAACATCAAACCCAGCAGATATTTTCAGATATGTTCTTCAGTCACCAGCTTTTGCAAAACACGGTGATATCACAGATGATAAAATCGATTTAGAAAAATTGCAAGAATGGTGGGTTTATTGTAATGATTTAACTTTAACGTACGATAGAGTTATTGATTACGATACGAGTATCGATGATGTCTTAAATGATATATGCGCCGCTGGTGTCGCCACATTGTCCAAAGTCAATAACGTTTACAGTGTGATTATAGATAATGAACGCCCTATTATTAAAGGTCTTGTAACACCTCGTAACAGTTGGGATTATAGCGGTAACATCAATTATCCAGAAATACCTCATGCTTTGAGAATAGAGTTCAGAAACGAAGAGGTAGGATATGAAACAGATGAAAGAATTGTTTACAACGACGGATATAACGAATCGAACGCTACACTTTATGAACGTTTGCAATTTGAAAGTTGCACAGATGCAAGTTTAGCTTATTGGTACGGACGGCGTTATTTTGCGACGGCTTTGTTGCAACCTGAAACTCATACGTTCAAGATGGATTTTGAAAATCTGACGTTTAATCGTGGTGATAGAATCAACCTTGTTAACGACGTTATTTTGGTTGGTGTCGGTCAAGGTCGCATAACCTCGTTGAAAACCAACAGCGCCGGTAACGTTACGGGATTTAATATTGACGATACTTTGAATATACCTGTTGTAGAAAATCTTGGTGCCCGTATTCGTGATAATGCAGGAAAAGGGATAAATTACTATCTGCTTAAACCTGTCAGCGGTGAAGTTAACAGTTTTGATTTTTCAACAGCGCTCAGCGCTGCAAACGCTCCTGTTGTAGGCAGTCTTTGCGCGTTCGTTGAAGACGGTAAAGAACTTGATTTGATTGTTACTCAAATTAAACCGGGTTCAAACCAGTCCGCAACGATAACAGCTATTGATTACGCACCTGCTCGTTTTGATCCGATAGGTGAAATACCACCATTTGAAAGTAATATCACAATCGCTCCTGATTTATACAAACCCTATGCACCAGAACTTGCAGGTGAAATACAAACCGACGAATCGGTTATGATTAGAAACTCCGATGGTTCGTTAACTTCTGTTATGATTATACCTTTGATTAATCGTAACGAAGCGAATATTTTACCTATAATTCGAGTTAAAAGATTTGGAACAACCGATTGGTATGTACCCACAGCTTTGAAAAAAGATGCGAATGAAGTTATACTGACTGGTTTACAAGATGGAGTGAATTACGATGTTGAAATTCGTTATCAACGTCAGACAGGTTTACAGTTGTTATCTGATGCTCTATTGCTGAAAGGTATTAAATTTATCGGTGGTTCCGGTAGACCAAAAAAAGTTCAAAACTTCCGTGTTACTATTACCAACGGTATGGGGTTGTTTGAATGGGCACCAAACGATGATATTGATATTTCGCACTATGTTATCCGATACAGCGCGAGTACCGATGATGTAACTTGGGAAAGTGCTCAGGTTGTCATGGATAAGATAACAAGTACGTCCATAACAAACATTATTCATAAAGGTGTTTATTTGATAAAAGCCGTTGATATGTTAGGTAACATCAGTGAAGAACCAACGATTATTTTTTCAAACGAAACCGGAACATTTAAGAACGTTGTTGAAGAACTTATACAGCAACCTGATTGGTTAGGCGTTAAAGAAAACGTTTACGTTAGTGATGATAATATATCGTTGGATATAGGAGAAACTCTTGGTTATTATTATTTTGAACCAGACGTTATTGACCTCGGACAGGTTTACGAGTGTTCGCTGACCGCTAATATTCGAGCGGAAGTTCGTAAGCGTGATAGAATACGAGATGTTGCTGTCGTTAGAGATGTTGCGGCAATTCGTGACATTGGAGCGGGGTTAAATACCGATGGTGATTGGTCTGTTGAGTTACAAATGAGCTTGAGCGACGATGGTGTAACGTGGTCGGAGTGGTCAACGTTTGTAGCGGCCAAACAGCAGTTTAGAGCTTGTAAGTTTAGACTTAAATTATATACCACCAGCGAGCATATTACTCCTCAAGTGTCGATAGCGCAGGTAACTGTTGATATGCCTGATAGATATGAAACCGGTGAAGATATACAGATAACGGATGCAAACACTGGTGTTGCTATACAGTATGAAAATCCATTTTGGAATAATCCGGCTGTTAACATTACTTTACAAGACGCTGCAATAGATGATAAAATCGAATATACTGTCAAAAATAACAAAGGCTTTACAATCAAAGTTTTCAATGGTACATTAAACTCGTATGTTACAAGGTCGTTTGACTATTTGGCGGCCGGATACGGAAAAGCTTTAAGGGATTAATAACATGACTCAAAACGTTGTAGATTTTTCAGGTAACCCGTCCGGTAGCGGATTAATGGACGATTATTTAGATAAAGACCAGCAAAATGTTCTAACATCTAATAGCGGTATTCAACGACCGTCCTATGCTGTCGCTGGTACAAAATGGCTTGATACGTCAGTAACACCTTGGTTATGGAAAATGTATGATGGCACAAGTGATGTAACGTTAGGAACAGTTAATCCATCAACGCATTTATTTACGCCGGATGGTATATTACCATCTCAGGACGGGCAGAGTGGTAAATTTTTACAAACAAATGGGGGTAATACTTTATGGGCGGATGCGGTAGATTATACCCAAATCACCAACTGTATCACTAAGATACCTCAAGACATTAAGCTTGAGCTGGCGGACGGTGTGCTGACCCTGAAAGTCGGTAGTAAGGTTTACGTGCCGAACGGGGCTGGGAAGTTTGATGAAGTTACGATTTCTAATGACCTTTCTTCTAATTCGTTCTGGACAACAAATAAGGTTATGTTGGTGCTCAATAAAAATTATAATGGGTTTTATTCTTTCGTATTAGAAAACCAATATTCTGGCGCAACAGAACCATCTAATCCAAATGCTGGAACTATTTGGTATGATACGACTAATAACCTAATAAAAAGATATAGTGGAACATATTGGGAAAGTGGTCAATCATTTCCTATTTGTATTGCTAATATGGTTTCTGGAACTGGTGTCACCTCAATCGACCAGGTATTCAACGGTTTTGGTTTTATCGGCAGCTGCTTGTTTGCGCTTCCCGGCGTAAAGCTTCTTATGCCTAACGGCCGAAATAGTGACGGCAGCCTGAATAACTTTGAATATACGACGCTTAACCCTGCGGTTAGTGAGGAGATACCCGGGAACAATGATTATTTCTTGGGTTTCACCTCGGGCGGAGGATTTAAAAGAAATCAGGTCTTTAGTGGATTTTATGTTTCAGACAGTTTTATAAGTACCTCCTCACAATGGTGTTTGTTGTTTAACACGACTGATAATTTTTATTATTCCACAGGAGATTATGGCGCGACATGGAATAAATATACCCTACTTGCTCAAATCGGAACCTTTACGGGAAATAATGGTAAAATCAGCCGGCTGAATGTCCGGCAACCGTTTCGGGCGGTAGATTATTACGATTATGCTCGTGAAGTTGACAATGCTGTCCACAAAACAGGAAATGAAACCATCTTCGGCAGAAAAACATTTACCGGTTTGGGAGTTGGCATCATCAAATCCGGTTCGGCTATCTATATTCAAAATCCTAACGTTGATTTATCTATTACAGATGGTTCTGTTTATGGTACAACTGAAATTCATTTTAAAGATAAGAATGGCATAGTGCAGGGGATTTTCGAACACCAAAATCGAACTAGCGGGGATTCGGTTGTAATCATGGCAGCCCGAAACCACGCTAATACAGCATGGACATCAATGGAGGTAGGATTTGATAAAAACGATAAAGCCTTTGCAAAAGCCCCTACTCCTCCTAGTTCAAGCAATAGCGGTGACATTGCCAACACAGGTTGGGTCAGAAAGTATGGTGCTCAGTTAGATTATTCAGCAGCCATTACAATTTCTGGAACTGGTGAAAAAACAGCATCTGTAAACGGGGTTTTGATTGGTACCCCTATTTATAATAATCGTTCAGAACAATTAAAAATTATTATTGGTGGTAAAACATTCTATTTTGCGCCTGGTAACAGTGGCGAAGATAACAATCACATATCACAATGTTATTTACCAATTGCTAAAGATCAGTCTTATAATGTTGTTGAAATTAACAACAATGTTCAACTGCTTTTAGTACCCTATGTATAAGGAGTTAGTAAAATGAACGAAGAAATTTTTGAAGAAGAAGTTATTGAGCCGATTGACGATAGAGCAGGTTCTGCTGAGGCTTTAGATGTTGAGCTTTCTACCGATATTACCATCTCAGATGATGAGCTTCTAAATGGCAATGAGGATAAAAAGCCGGAATATTTTGAAACCTTGCTTGAAAGATTAAAAGATTGGGCAAGTGATGGAAAGATTTTACTCCATTACCAAGGTGAATATTTTGTGCAGATTATTGGTGAAAGCACATATTATGTAGCTAATGATGATGGCACAATTTCAAGCTTTGCACCTTATCAGTTCGATGAAAACGCCATTAAAGCAGATGAAGAAATCGTGCAAGGATATGATGGTAAGTATTACTTTGCTAGTCAATGTCCGGAAAAGCCTGCACCGACAAAAGAAGAACAGCAGAAAGCCCGTCAAGCGGCTTACAAAGCAGCGGTTGACCCGTTAATGGCTGAATACAACCGCAAAAAGACTTTCAATTTGTTTGAAGAGGGTGAGGAAGAAGCTTTATTGGATGAGGTTAATGCAAAGGTTGAGGAAATAAAAGCTCGTTATCCTTACCCAGTTGAAGAAATAAATAGTTCTGATAGCGTGCTGTCGGAAGCTGAAAAAGTGGTTTAACAACCACTTTTTTTGTTGCATAATTGGCTTAAGCGAATAGCAAGGAAATACCCTCTTTTCTTTGTTAAGATTCTTGATGATTTAGAATTATCTGAAAAGCAATCTAAAATAATGAAATACCGATATATAAACGGTATGAAATTTAAGCAAATTACTAACTTTGTCTTTATGGAAGAACGTTCTATACACAGACTGCATAAACAAGTCATAGATAAACTAATCAATCTATAAAATCAATCATTTAGCCTAGCACAAGCTGGGCATTTTTTATATCTGAAATTACGGTTACTCTTATAAAGAGTAGGAATTAACCTGCTCATCAATATAGGAGAAAAAAAACTATGGCTGAAGAAATGAAAATGTCCAGCACTGGTATTGGTTGGGGAACAATCAATAGCGTGCTTGGTGTTGGTGCTTTGGCATCTGCTTTGGGTATCGGTATTCCTGCCCTTGTAAAAGCTAATGACGCCGAAGATAAACACGGTTATAACGGCAGACACGGACAGTGTTCTGAGAATACTCTTGTCAATCGTTATGAAATGGGACAGTCGCAGCGTATCGCAATACTTGAGTCTGACAGATACACCGACCAAAAAATCATTGAAGCGTATAAACAATCCGTTGCTGATAATAAAGCTCTTGAGGCTAAGATTAACGAATTGGCTGAGAAGAACAGTGCGGCTCACGAAACTATCAATAGAGAGTTGGTTGCACAGCGTGAAGCTCAGTTAATCGCTAATGGCAATATGGATAAAGAATTGGCTTTGTTGAAACAGGCTGATTACTTCAATCGCCAGCTTAACGATTGTCGTTATGTTACGGCTAAAAAGGTTGTCGCTAAGGACGATATTTGTCCGGAAGTTATGGCTCGTTATAACTCTTGGACTGCGCCGACAACTCCGGCTGCTGAAACACCTGCTGGTTAATAACGTGGGGTGGGTTCGCTCACCCCATAATTTTGGAGAAAACCTATGAAGATAAGAAACGATTTAGCAAAGTCTGTTGTTATGGATTTCATTAGTGAAACATTTTCTCACTTTGAATTTAATGCCCGTAATGTTGGCAACCTTATTGCGGCAAAATTGTATATGCACAATAATTTTGATAATATCATCGGCTTTGTATCTAAAGACGGATTTATAGATATTTCTGCCGTTGAAGATGTTATTATGGAAGATGTTAATAAACTGGGTAAATTTGAGATACCGGCCATCGGGGCAAAGTATATTTTTAGCTCTGATGATGTTAAACGGTTAATAAACAAACTTAAGGAGAAAGCAGATGACGAATGATGAAGTAAAAGAGATTAAGTGCAAAATCCATAAAGGTATGGATATGATACTTGATAAGGCTGAACAGATTGCACGCTCGGAGGAAAAATGGAGTCTTGAAGAAGTTATGTATATGTCAGATATAACTAAAGATATGTCTGAAACACTAAAGAATCTCGCAAAGACTAACTACTATTTAAGCGAACACTCAATTAAGCGGTATTGACAAATCTATCCGAGGTGATTATCATAAAATCAAAGATAACCATTTCGGAGTTTGTTAAGGTGTTGCGGGACATCAAAGAAGTAGTTGTGGATTACGCTATAATTGGAGGCACAATGGCGATATTAACAGCAATAATCAAGCCTTTTATCTGCTGGGAAAAAACTATCAGGGATTTAGTTTTGTCATTTCTTGGCAGTATGCTGTGCGGTTTACTGCTTGAATACTGGGAGATTCCGTACGCCGTCAAAGTTGGTATCTCTGGCACTTGTGGATTGTTTGCTGTTAAAATTTACGAAGTCATTGAGTCCTTACTCACGAACATTAAAGAAAACCCCGAAAAAGTAATTGACAAACTCAAAGAATAGCACTTACAGCCGCTCTAAAATAGGGCGGTTTTTTTTTGTTTGACAATATTATTTTAATTATTCATACTGTTTATAGGTTTAACAACTTTGAGGCCGAGTAATGATAATATGAAAAGCTTTGCTGGGGATTATGTTAATGTTAAGTGAATCGGAGATTGCGAACAGATTGGAGTTTCACGAGGGCAAGCGAGCGGAAAGTTACTATTGCTCTGGTGGTTTTTTGACACAAGGTATCGGACACAACCTACAGACCAATCCCCTAACAGCTCAACAAAAAGCAAAAATTAAGGATTTGGATCATTGGACAGATGATGAGATAAAAATGGTTTTATACGATGATATAAAACAATGCAAATTCATTATGTCCCAGATGATTAAAGGTTTTGATGATTTTGATGATGAGAGACAGTATGCTCTTATTGATATGTGCTTTCAGCTTGGAGCCTATGGTGTTTCAAAATTCAAAAATATGCTTTCAGCCATGCGTGATGGTGATTGGGATAAGGCTAGTAAAGAGTGCTTAAATAGCAAATATGCTCATCAAGCCCCCAAGAGAGCCGAGAGAATTGCACATTTGATTAAAACAGGTGAGTGGAAGATTTAATGTTGAAAAAATAATTTTTTATTTTATAATTTTGTTAGCGACTAGGGTAGCTCCCGAAAGCATTGCAACTCACAATGTTGTCGCTTTTATTTTAATGAGTGTTTTAATGGAGATTAAAAATGGAAGAAATTTGGAAACCAATAAAAGGCTATGAACAATATTACGAAGTTAGTAATTTAGGCAGGATTAAATCTTTAGCAAGAAATGTTTACTGGAAAAATAGGGCAAATAGAATTAACTCAAGATATGATGATGAAAAAATAATAGTTCCTGATGTTATGAAAACTGGATATGTTCGAATAAAATTTAGAGTTAATGGTGATGTTAAGCAAAAAACTGTTCATAGAGTTGTTGCTGAGGCTTTTATTCCTAATCCTGAAAACAAGCCTTGTATTAATCACAAAGATGGGGATAGAAAGAATAACAAGGTTGAGAACCTTGAATGGTGTACATACTCGGAAAATAATTTACACGAGTGGAGAGTTCTTGGTAAAAAAAGCTATAACGCCAAAAAAGTACGATGTATTGATTTAAATTTAGTTTTTGATTCAGTTTCTGATGGAGCTAAATATATGGGTTCTTGCAAACAAAACTTATTCAAGGCACTGTATAAAAGAGATGGTGTTTTTAAGGGTTTGAAATGGGAGTTTATCTAACTATTTTTTAAGGGGTTGTTATGATTTACGGACTGTTTTTTGCTATCTGGCGGCGTATTTATGGTGAGGGTACTGTTAAGGGATTGTTAGGCAGCAGAGCCTTTCAGTCCTTTTTATGTATTTTTCTGCTGATGTTCAGATATGTTACCAATCCTCATGCTTGTCAATGTTGGGCGGCCGCTTTTATTGTTAGTTTGTGGTTGACATTTCAGTTTTGGAGTAGGTCAGTTAGTGCATTTCTTGATTGTGGTACTGAAGAACACGATTCGTCGATGTACAACAGATGGTTCAGATACCCGCTCGATTGGATATATGACAAGCTTGGCAAAGAAAAATATGTTGGATCTTATGATTGGTGGTATTGCACGGCTCGGTATACGTTGTGCATGATACCGATGTGTGTTTTTAGTTTTTGGTATTTGGCACCAGGATTATTGTCCGCACCTATTTATTGGGGTAGCAAAAAGTTATACGAGAAATATCCGCAGTTATCAACAGTCGCCGGAGTATGGTTTGACCATTACAAGAATCTAGCAGAAATACTCCACGGATTAGTTTTCGGCTTAACGGTTGGTTTGACAGGGTGGGGAATATGAAATATTTAATTGCTGTTATCGTTTTTTTAGCTTTTGTGTGTGTTTATCTTAATTTTAGAGTAGATATATTAAAAAAAGAAAATATAAGGCTAGAAAGCGAAAAAAACGCTCTTATATCTAATATTAAGGAGTATAAGAAAAATGAAGTGGCAGCCAATAACGAAATTAAGAAACTCAGAAATAAAATATCGGTGGATAAAAAGGCTCTTAATTGGTATAATTCTAAGCTACCTGATACTATTATTAATGAGTTGCACAAGCGTTGAGTATATTAAACCGATTGCGCCCGATTGTGGAATTATTGAAACAAACGGCAATTTATTGGATTGTTATATTAAATATAAAAAGGTGTTGGAATGAAAGAAATAAGAATTGTAAGAATTGGTAACTATATTGGTGCGGTAAAATTAGGTAGATGTCCAATGTATTCAATCACAACACCTGAACAATATGAGGATTGGAAAAAATCGCTCCAAGAGGATTTTCCCGATTATAGAATCACACAAGGCGAAAAGAAAGAACGAGCTAATCTTGCTCAGTTTATTATCCGGCAGAATCAAAGATAGAAAAAACCCCTCGACCGAAATCGGGGGATTTTTGTTTAGGCTTGATATTTCGAGAGTATTATTTCAAATAGGGGTGAATATGTCAATAGAAATATTTTGTGATTCTAGTTTTGATAATAAAAGACACGTTGCCGGTTGGGGTGTGGTTCTAAAAGACGGAGAAAAACAAAGGACATATTCGGGTTGGTTGCCGGCTAATAATAACAACATCGGCGAGATATTTGCTATACATACCGCTTGTGTGCTTTTAGGTGGCCAAAAAGGCACAATATACACCGATAGCCAAACCGCCATGATGTACATTAACAATCAAGTGAGAGAAAAACCACGGACACAAGCTCAATATATAAACCACATGACCATGAAGTTTTGGGCTTATAAGATCCGTAAATTTGGCTTAGAAATTAAGAAAGTGCAAGCTCACCAAAAAAATTTCAACCTCATTAATCTGAATAACAACATGGCAGATTTATGCGCAAAAAGTGGGTTATCTAAATTTTATTTGACATTGAATAGAAAAAGAGTAAGATAGAATTGTACTTCATACGAGAAACTCCTGAATATGTCCATAGCGCCCTATCCTGTCAGGGTTTTATATATTTGTGTAAAAATTAACCGTGTATTTTATATAGAAAAAAAACCCTCGCACCTACTGGTTTGAGGGTCTGCCCGTGATGAAGAGAGGCAAGGTTATTTTAATTCCTTATCATCTTTAAGTAAAGGTTCTTTTTTACTCCAAAATAACCTACATTCGCAGTGTCCTTTATATACTACATCAGCAATACACCGTGCCGAACCGCAATATCTATCAGGATTGTCAGCATCGCAAGGGCAGCGCAAGAGATTTCCTTCTCTGAAAATCATCACTTTAGCTTTTGTAATTTTTTCTTTGTTTTTAATCTCGAAATTGTATTTATTAGCTATACGTTTGATAGCTTTGTTAAATAAATCAGTTTTACGATCTGATTCATGTCTACAATCCCAGGAACAATATTCTTTACCAGATACAGATTCAAATTTTTTACCGCACCATTTGCATTTCATAATTTTTATCCTTTTTAAAAGTTTTTATTACGTTTGTAAACTCCATCGACAAACTTGTATCTAGCGTCTGATACTCGCTGTTTACATTTCTCAATGGCTTTTTCAAAATCCATATTCATCTCTCTTGATTAAACCGTTTCATAGCTTTAAGTTTAGCTATTTGTTTCTCAAATTCAACATCTTTAACAGGTTTAGAAACAGGTTGCCAGTGTATTACATCCTCGTCATCATCATAATTATAGTTATCAAATTTATCAATACTGTTGTAAGCTGCTTGGTGCAGCTCTTCAAGCGACTTCTTCTGCGACATCATTGAAAATCTCCGGTAATAATTTGTCATCCTTATATAATTAATTTTTTAGCTTCTTGAATATACCAATCGTAATTAATATTATTCCAGTTAAAGTTTGCAATATTATTAACTACGGTAACTTTATAACCGGCTGCCAGACCAGTAACACGTTCTTCATACTTGGACTTGTTTCCGGTACAAACTCTCTCGTCCCACTCTCCGGCTGTTTCGGCCATAACACGATTATATTCTTGTTCTGATACACCATTTTTGCGTTTATAGCAACCTATCGGACCGGCAGGCGGCATAACTTTAGATAAAAATTGTCCGTCCGTGCTGATATAAAACCTTGTATTCTTCTGAACGTGTTTATCACCCCAGAGAAGTTTAGAACCGCCGGTAGCTTTAACAGCACAGCAAAAGTCAAACGGATTTAAACAACTGCGAATATATGTTTCAATATCCACGCCGTCAACCATGTTCGCAACAGCCGCGCGGGTGCTGACAATGTTAGAAAAGTTTTTGTGCCACGCAGGGGGTTGCGAAGATGCTACCGATTCATGATAGTTGAGAGGGTCGGGAGTCCAATAAGCACCTTTAAGTTTGCATTTTCCGTCTGTGCCGACAGCAATATAGTTGTTCACATCTCGGATATACATTTTCGCATATCTGGCTTCTTCAAGGTCAAGCTTTGTCAACTGTTCCCAACGTTTGCAAATCTCTCTAGTTTGTTCGTAATAGTCTTTGTGAATATAAAACGTTATACCGTCAGTGTTGGCCTGAATAACTTGCAATGTCGGCACGTCTGTCAACCACTCCAACAACATTGACAACATCAACTGACCGTTAATAGTGATTGTCATGGTGAATTGCGGATCATACATCACACTGAATTTAGAGTTTGATTTGCCATACGCACCGTTAAGAGCGAGCTTAATAGCGTTGGCTTCCGTGCATTTTTTGCCTTTTTCTTTCTGCCATTTTTTGCGTTCTTTTTTAAGGTCGCCGTAAACGCTTGCAAATCTCTCACCCAGATGCTCGGGGTGCAAGCCGTTTACAATGGCGATTGATGGGTACAGACTCGATACATCAACGTCGACAATCCACCAATCTTCCGTAGCTTGTATGCGTTTCTTTTCAACAGAGCCGTGAATACCACCAACCCCGTAATGATATTCGACACCGTTCACAGTAGCTGTTAGATTTTCAAACGCACCTTTGGTTTTAATATTTGTACTTTCTTCACCGGCCGCGTTGATTTCTTCACTCCGTAAAACCTGCGAACACATGTAATCATAAATTCGCTTAAACTCTGGTTTTTCCAGCTTCACATAAGGGAAAATAATGTTTTTAAGTGCTATCTGCGTTCTCGGTGTTTGGCGCATCTGACGGCGTCCTGTGGAGGTATCATAACATACTTCATCACCAAGACGGGACATAATGGTTTGCTCGCCGATTTTAGTATCGTTCCAGTTATAAACATCGATACCGAATTGTTCTTCCAAACCTTGTCGAAACTCGATAGCGTGATGTGCATAGTGTGCGAATCGTTTGGTTTCTTGCACATCGTGATAGTTGTAAGGAATAAGCAACGTATTAACTTCTTCTTGCGTTAGCATTGTTCCCGGTTCTATCGGCATATCCTCAACGCTATCAACACGCATATTTATCTGAAGGAATTTTAAGCTGGTAGATTTTGCTTTGTTGTCAAAGTGGTGCATTTTGAATAAATCAATTTGCGGTGTAAAACGGTCGGAAGCCCAAATAATATGACCAAATCTATCTTGACCTTCGATAATTTCCTGAGCTTTGGTGTATAACTGTTGATAAGTTGCGGATGGATTATTCCAAAGAAAGTGAATGACCGGATAGTCGAAATTGATGTTGTTATAACCTATCATCGGCGTTTGAGATGCCGCAAGCTCTCTGAAAAATGCTAAAAGCTGTTTGCGGTCGTCGCGGTATTGAGAAATTTCCCAAACTGCGTTGACTGGTTGATTTAGCATCTCCATTGTCAACGTAAAGCAATTTGGGAATGTTTCTATATCGTAGACAACAGCGTTGGTAAGGTTAAGCATTTGTTTCACTCCAGAAAAGCTGCTATCAAACGGTTTATAATTGTATGTTCTTCCATATCAGTATCAGCGTTTGATAAACTGCACAAATCAGCTAACAATAAATGACAAACTTCGTGAAATGCTTTTTCGTTTGTATCAAATTTCTGAGTTCCGTTACTTCCCCAAAAATAAACCCAAACCTCGTGCTGATTAGGTTTGTAAGATACTCTTGCGTAAGGACAATCTGGTTCATAAGGCATCTCTTGAAAATATAAAATTTTCCAATCGTTAAGAGCGAATTTATCAAACCAAATATAAAAATATTTCTTAAACTCTTCAAACTCTTTGGACATTTTCAAATCCTCAAAACGTTAATTCCATTCTCTATAATTTAAAACTGCATCGATAGTTTTTACTGAAACATTAAATTCTTCAGCTAAAAATTTTCTATCTTCTAAACATCTTTTTCTAATGTTTTCAGCTTTCTCATAATTTAATTTTATTTTTGAAGTTTTCTGTGAATTTTCACGTATAGTTACCCAGTGACAATTAGATGGTTCATAATTTTTATTGTTATCAATTCTATCTATGGATAAGCCTTTTTTCCAACCGTTAGATAGAGCCCATTCTGCAAATTTAGCAAAAATTAACCATTCATCACAAACTTTTATACCTCTACCACCATATCTATAATACTTAGGACTTTTAGGATTCAAGCATCTCTGTTTCATGTTAACCCGTGAATTATAGAGATTTCTGTCCTTACCTTTACAACATAAACCGGTTTTATAATTACCGTTGTTTTCTCCGTAAAGCACGCCTCTTTTCATTCAAAAAAACTCCGTAAGAATTGGTAATAAATCAGCAGACTTTGACCGGTCTGCCAGCGGTTGTCAACATTAGGATTAATACGGGATTCTATCATTAATCAATGTGCTAAACGGTTGACCTTGTTGCGGGGCGGCCGCACTCGCAACAGGTTGGGTAAAACCCTGCGTTGGTGCCGCAGGCATACCTTGAGCGTTGTTGACAAAGTCATAAGCCGGAGCAGGCATCGCAGCCGGAGCAGCTTGAGGCATACCCATCGGAGCTTGCGTAGGCATTGCGGCCGGAGCGGCAGGTTGACCCATCGGCATTTGAGCTGTTACCGGTGCTGAACTGATAGGAGTTGTAGATGCACCAGCAGGCAACTGATAACTCTTGCCTCCGAACATAGCCATCGGGTCGGCACCAGAGCTTTTAATTTCCGTACCGTAACCAACCAATTCGTAGCCGTTCGGGTTCCAATAAAGCCCACCGTCTTTTTCATTGTGTGCGGTAATTGTGAGGTTGGCAACGACGTAATCACCACACTTGACTTCATTTGCTTCAACTTTACGATAAGCGCCGTTTTCAAATTTGAAAGTTCCCGGTAAAAATGCACAGGTGCTGATTTTAACAATATAACAACCCGGATAACCTTCGCGAGTGTTATAAGGTACCTGTGAACCCTGTGGACAAGCCGTGCTATCACCGTTGATAATCTTCCAAGCAAAACGCGACATTTCGCACTGGTCAGGGTGGGTGTTTGCATACTGCGGATAAAGTTTACCGACTTCTTGCAAAACATACGGCCAAACTTTTTCAAGAAATTCCTGTTTCGGATAAGCGATTGAAACACGGTTTTCTTTTCTTGGTGTACCATCAGCGTTAAGTTTTTTCTGTTTAGTATGATAATCAACAGCATCTTCCCAAGAGGTAGGATTACCGCTAACAATACGACCAACCGGCATGTTAAAGTTTTCAATAGACATATTATTTCTCCAATTTAAGGTTAAATATCCAAAGCTTTACGATAAGTTTCAAGCAAAAATTCTTTCTCGTCCCTATCGGCAGCGTTCATTTTGCGAAGTTTGATAATCTCACGCATGATTTTAGTATCAAATCCAGCGCTTTTAGCTTCTGCATAAATATCGTTAATATCCGATGTGATAGCAGATTTTTCTTCCTCGAGATGCTCGATTCGTTCGATTAAAGAACGAAGACGATCGACTGCAATTCCACCAACTTCTGACATATTAAATCTCCTTCTTTCCAAACATTTTTTCAGCTAATTTTTTCTCATCAACAGCAACAAGCTTGAAGCCGTTATCAGGTCTATGAGTCATCGATTTTATTAAATCTTCCGGCACACCAGCTTTTTTAGCCTGTGCAGGTGTCATTATTTTATCAACTCTCACATCAACACCGGACATCATTTTAACAACATCTGAGGTTATCCCGTCGTTCCAAGTCGTCTGACCTAGAGCCTGTTGCATTGAATACCCTTTTAACCTTCCACCAGCTTTAAGACGATGTAAAGCTAAATCTTCGTAAGCGTCGTAAGATTGTTTGATAATCTCTTGAGCACGTTTGAGATTAGCTAACATCCAAACAAGTTTATCGTTTTCTATTTCGCTGTCGAAAGCAATTTCAGCAACATCAACGGCGTTCATAACAGCTATCTGCGCTGCCGGACATTGCGACAAACATTTACATTTATAACACTGCGAACCGCTGCAAACTGTTGAGGATGGATGAGATAAGACCTCGGACAGCTCTTGATATAAAGACATCAATTCTGTATAATCAATAATCCATGTTCTAACAGTTCCTTGCGGATGAAACGGGCGAGGTTGATATATAGTAAACACTATATTATCAGGTGTTATTTGATGTTTAGTACACCAACTAATCGCGTGACTTATCAGCGTCCAGTTATTTTTAGGTTCGACAATACGCCAACCGTATTTAAGATCCGCAACAGTTAATATCCCGTATGCAAATTTAATACAGTCAGCACGTCCGCGAATTTCCCAACCATTACCCGAATGTGAACTATCTACTTCAACTTCACAATTCCCAGAGGTTATAAACTCCAAATATTCTCCGCAGTATTCAACCATATCAGCGGTTATATACAATCCGTTTGGTGCTGTTTGTCCGATTAAATCCTCAGCGTTCGCACCGTTATAAACTTGTTCACAAAGCCAGTGTGCAGCATTTCCTTCGTCGGTTTGCTCGGTTGAAGGGTTGAAGGGCTCAATGCCCCCCAACGACTTATAACCGTTGCAAGCCATGAAACGAGGTAATTCTGTGGCTGTTAAACTAAGCATATTAGATACCTTTTTTAGCTAATTCGTTGATGACAAACAGCATTGCGTTCTCGTTATCACGCATTTCAAACATACCTTGATAATTTGTGCCGAAAGTAGCGTTAACAGTGTTGAGAACCCCCTGCATGTAATTAGCTTCAATCAGCTTGTTTGCGAGAGCATATTGCAACTTGCTTGAAAAAGTTTCAAACGTTGATTGTGCTGGAGCAACTGGAGCAACTGGAGCAGGCGCAGCTACCGGAGCTTGAACCTGTTGAACGGGTACGAAAGCCTGAACCGGTGCCGAAGCAACAGGTGCTGGAGCAACTGGAGCCGGAGCAACTACCGGAGCCTGGACGGGTTCAAAAGAGGGTGCCAATATAGTGGTTTCTAAATGTGGGTTATTATCTTCAACCGTAACAGGTTCAACAGCTTCCCATTTGCCTAACAATTCAGCTTTAACAGAGTTGTAAACTTCGTCGCTAACACCACGACGACGTTGCCATACACCTTGAGCGGTCAATTTATGGTTTGAGCTGTGGATTCTTTCATCCCATGGTAAACCTTCTTTGTCAAAATCCATAGTATCACCGGTCGGCTCGTTGATAACTTCTTCAGTGCTAACAACAACCGGAGCGTTGGATGGGGTAACAACCTCGTCGTTAATATTGTTCAAAACTTTAGCAACGGCTAACAATTCAACTGCCGTAATATCTTCTAATGTAATTTTCATTGTAAAATCCTTTTTTATAATGTTGACAATTTACATTAACTGTTTTACATTGTTGTTAAATAAAATGCAAGAGGAAAATTTAAAAATGTCAAAATTTGTTATCAAAAGTGAGATTTTAGAACGATTTTCAAAGCTTTCAACAATTCGTTTAGAAGTTAAAAACGGCAGACAGTATATTATAGGTTATAATAAATATATCGCCTGTTTACAGTATCTAGGAGAGTGCGCGGATTCGGACGAAGTTATTTATATCGGATTTAACGAAACAGCGTTGGAAAATTTGCGATTCGAGCTGAGTATCGGTAGTGATTATATTATTGAAACGAATCCTGAATTAGCTTTAACAACGGTGACAACTTCTTTGGGTAGCAAATATGACAACTTTGTTTACTGGATGGACGAGGATGAAACCGACAACTGGTTATCGTGGTTTTCCGAATCGAACGAAACTGTCGGATTCATGTACTGGGATTTATATCAAATACAGACAATGTTCGAATGCAGTCCGTCAGGTGAGATAATTTTCCCAGAACACATAAACGCTAACAAACCTGTTATTGTTGCCGATGCTAACAACAACGAGTGGTTTGGTGTATTTATACCTCGTTCGGATAGCGACAAACCTCTCAAACCTGCAACTTTACCGGAGTGGATAAATGCCGATAACGCTTAGAGATTATCAACAAAAAGCGGTTGATGAAGTTTATAACAGTTGGCAACGTGGGAATCGCAATGTTTGCGTTAGTATCAGCACGGGCGGTGGTAAATCGGTCATCATGTCTTCAATCGCTCTCAACTTCAAAAAACAGCGTAGAAATGTTGCCGTTATTGCCCACCGTAACGAACTTGTTAGTCAAATGTCGTGCCATTTAGCCCGTGTCGGTGTTTGTCATCGTATCATCGCTTCAAATAGTACGATAACGCAGATAACACGCAAACATCGTGCGTTGTTCGGTAAATCGTTCGTATCACCAACAGAACTGACAGCGGTTGTCGGCGTTGATACACTTATCAGCCGTTACGAATCGTTGAAAGCGTGGGCGGAACAGATAAGTTTGTGGGAGTGTGACGAATGTCATCACAACTTGAGGTCGAACAAATGGGGTAAAGCAACCGATATGTTCAAAAACGCTTACGGCCTCGGTGTTACCGCAACACCGAATCGAGCGGACGGTCAAGGTCTTGGTAGACAAGCTGACGGTTGTATAGATGATCTGATTATCGGGCCGTCTATGAGAATGTTGATCGACCGAGGATATTTAGCGGATTATGAAATTGTTTGCCCGATGTCCGATTTGAAAGTTGACGATTCGCAACTGTCAGCAAACGGAGATTGGTCAAATCAAACACTGCGAAAAGCCGCTAAAAAATCTAAAATTGTCGGCGACGTTGTGCAAAACTATATCAAATACGCTAATGGTCGACAAGCTATTGTATTCGCTACCGACGTTGAAACCGCTGATGAAATTTCAAAAGATTTCAACGAGCATAATATAAAAGCGGTATCATTAAACGGAACTTCACAAAGTGCATATCGTGAACAGTCGTTGGAATTGTTCGCAGAGTCAAAAATTCAGGTTGTTGTCAATGTTGACCTCTTCGATGAGGGTTTGGATATTTCAGGTTGCGATGTAGTTATCATGGCCCGTCCGACCGCTTCACTCGGTAAATATTTACAACAAATAGGACGCGGTCTAAGACCTGCACCGGGTAAAACCGCTCTTATCATTGACCACGTTAGCAACGTTATCAGACACGGGTTGCCTGACATACCTCGTGAATGGTCGCTTGATAGACGGCAGAAAAAAGCCAAGCAGGTTAAAGACCCCGATGAAATTGAGCTTACAGTTTGCAAAAATTGTTTGAAACCTTACGAAAAGTTTAGAACAGTTTGTCCGTATTGCGGACATGAAAAGCCGTTACCGGAGCCACGTTCTCGCAGTATTGAAATGGTTGAGGGTGATTTGGTGTTGTTAGATCATGAAGCTCTGGAACGTATGCGCCGCGGAACGATGTTAGAAACTCCGGGAAATGTTGCCACCAGAGTTGCCAAAGTTGCCGGACCGATAGCCGCTAAAGGTGTTGCAAATCGGCAAATAGAAAAAATCGCAGCCCAAGGAGAGTTGAAAGATGCTATCGCTCAGTGGGCCGCAATCGAACGCTCTAAAGGGTTCAACGACAGAGAGATTTATAAGCGTTTTTATCTGTCGACAGGTATGGACGTGTTGACAGCGTTGGACGGATCGAGAACCCGTCAAGATTATTTAACAACAGCAGAAAGAGTTAGAGGGTGGTATAAATGCGTGAGTCAGCAATAACATCTCGCGTCCGTTTAGCGGCCGCAAAACTTAACACACCTCTCTGGCGCAATAACTGTGGTGGGTTTTATGACAACACTGGAAGATTTATCAGATACGGGCTCGGTTCAGAAGCTCAGTTAGCATCAAGCGATTTTATCGGTATTCGTCCGGTGCTCATAACGCCTGATATGGTTGGACAAGTGTTAGGAGTGTTTACGGCCGTTGAGATGAAAGCGGAGGGTTTTAAATTTAACAAAAATGATAAACACCTCTTGAATCAAAAATTTTTTATTGATATTGTTAAACAGTATGGAGGGTTTGCAGGGTTTGCAAGCTCGGTTGAAGATTTTTACAGGATTATAAGATATGACAACAACAAGAGGTGAACAACTATTAAAACAAGGTGAACAGACGAAAGAAGCCATATTAGAAGCCGGTTTAGAGCTTTGGCCTGATGTTACACCGTCCACGATTGCGGCAAAATTAGGTATCACGCACGCTGCTGTTTTATATCATTTTCCGAATGTGAAAGAAGCAGTTGCACAGTATGCTGTTGACAACGATTGTAGCAAGGTAATTGTTCAGATGTTGGCAACTAATCATAAATTGGTCAAAGATATGCCGGCCGCTGAACGTTTGCGGCATTTTACAGCCATATAATTTCCGGTCGGCCTGTAAAATCTCTAAACCATATAAACCAAGCGCAACAAACCGCACTGCTTTCACCTTTCGGGAACAACCCGTTTTTACTGGACGGTATACGCTCGCTAAAAACGCAAACGTAACGCGGCGGGTGTTTCTCGAAAAATTTACGGCGTGTTGCCGATTCTAAAAATCTTATGTTGAGAAAATGACACGCAATCGGTGCAATCTGTACGGACTTCTCAACGAACTGTAATGCATACTTATAGGGCGGATTTGTTATGATAGCATCAAACCCGAGATTGTCGTAAGCGGTTGGCCGCAAGAAGTCAACGCCACCAACACCATAACCCCTGTCTATAAGGTCGGTAGATATGACAGTGTGGCCGTAAATTTGCAACGGTTCGGAGAGGTGCCCGCGCCCTGCGGCGCACTCCCAGATAAATTTACCGCCGTTCTCCCAACCGAGAACTTTAAGAAGTGGAGGAATTGCGGACGGGTGTGTGGCGTAGAAATCATTTTCTTCACGCTCTTCGCCTTCTTTACGATGTAAACCGTGCATATTACCTGTCATAAATCCTCCTAACGTTTGATAAAACCCTACGACAGCTTATAATACTTGTCAACACATTTTTACACACATTAACACAAAATTATACTTGACAGGTGATATAAGGGGTTGTAGGGTTTTGTTACTTTATTATTTACGAGGTGAAATTATGGATAAAAAAACATTAAATCTTACAGAGTTAGCCAAATATATCGGAGTTGGCAGAAAAACTCTCTATACCATGATACAGGACGGTCGATTCCCCGTTCAACCGATTAAAGGTTTGGAACCGAAACGTTGGAGTGTTGAAAAAGTTAACGAATGGATAGAGAGTAAAGATGACAGATTTTAATCTTACAACAGCCTATATCACGTCCTTAACCGGCAACCCTAATACCGAGTGCGATTGGCGTATTATTAACGACCGCAACGCCGGTGAGATGGGTATTAATTTGCGCGGCTCGCTCACAACCGTTGCATCTCAATTACAAGCTTACAATCAACAAGGTTACGGTATTTTCATGACCGTCAACGCTATGAACCCGACAGGCCCTCGCACGCTTGAAAACGTTGCTTACACACGTGCACATGTTGTTGACCTCGATGATATTATAAGCGCTCAGGACAGCTACAATAGAGCCGTCCAGTCCAATATGCCCCCGCATTTTGCCGTTCAATCATCACAGGGGAAATTTCACCTTTATTGGCTGGTAGAACCTTATAAAGATAACGATTTTTATAGCTTACAACAACGCAAACTCGTACAACTTTATAATTCAGACCCAAACGTTATTGACGCTACTCGAATCCTGCGCGTTCCTGGTTTTTATCACAACAAGTCTACTCCTCAACTTGTAACCTGCTGGGGACTTCACAACGGTCCGAGATATACAGCGCAACAAATTGCCGATAACCTTGCTTCGGTTAATATCGTGTCTGTCAGCGGTAAACGCTCGGAACTTGGTGATTCCAAGCTGTCTGCGCCGAATTTAAACTTGCTCATCTACGCACTTAATGCTATCGACCCAAACACTCTTAACCGTGATGAATGGTTGGGAACATCGGCAGCATTTAAACAAGCCGGATGGTCGTTAGCTGATGAAAAAACTCTGCAAAATATATGGCTTCAATGGTGTCAAAAATATACGACTGACGACCGTGATGAAAACCTTAAAATGTGGGTATCGCTCAAAGATACTCAAGTCGGTTGGTCGCGTTTCTGTCGTTTAGTGCCGGAAGTGTTGGCAATGCAATATTTCGGCCAACCGTCGACAACACCGCAAGGCACACCTGCACCATCAACAACACCAGAACCGTGCGAGATGAACAATCTGCCGGAAATTTTAGATGCTACCGCAAAACAAATATGGTTTAAAAACTGTTTCTTTGTTGAAAGCGAAGGTAAAATTTTCTCACCGACCGGACGCTTTATGAACCAAGTGCAGTTTAATGGTCGTTATGGTGGTAAAGAGTTCACACTCAAAAACAACGGTAGAAAACTCACCGATGAAGCGTGGAAAGCTGCGTTACGTTCGATTGATTGGTGCATACCAAAAGTGGACCATTGTCGATTCTTACCGCAAGAACCAAGTTTTAGCGTGATAGTAGATGATATGGGGCGTAAAGGTTTGAACACCTATATTCCGGCACAGATTAAAGCTGTTGAAGGTGATGTCAGCCGTTGGAAGGATTATTTAACAAGAATTTTTAACACTGCTGAGGATATTAAAATCTTTGAGGATTATGTTGCACACTGTATTAAATTCCCCGGTTGGAAAATTCCTTGGTCGGTGCTGTTACAGTCCGCAAAAGGTATCGGTAAACAAATGATAAGCGATATTATCAAACACTCTGTCGGTGAGCCTTATACGTATCAACCGGACGCTGAAGAACTTGTTAGCGGTGTCAGTCAGTTTAACGGTTGGATGCGTAACAAACTGATGATATTGGTTGATGAAGTCCGAGTTGGCGACCGCAATGACCTTATGAATGGGTTAAAAACAATTATTACCGACCGCCGAATTGCAATCGAGTCTAAAGGTGTCGATCAGGAGATGGAAGATAACGTTGCAAACTGGATATTCTTCAGTAACTTCAAAGATGCTTTCCCGATTGACGAAAATGAACGTCGTTATTGTATTTTTTACAGTAAATTGCAATCCGCACTTCAAATTGAAGAAGCTGGTTTGAACAAAGACTTTTTTGACGGTATGTATCACTGGCTTGAATGTGAAGAAGGTTTTGAAAAACTCGCTTGGTATTATCTGCATTATCCGATTGAACGCGGTTCTTTACCGCATAGAGCGCCACACACGTCGTCCTATGAGGAAGTGTTAAAAATTGGCCGTAGCCCGTTGCGCGTTATACTGGACGATAAAATCAACGCTGGTGAGCGTGGTTTCCGCGGTGGATATGTCAGCTATGTTATGTTCCAAAAAGCCGTTGCTGAAAGCTCTATGCGCACCAAACCGCTTGAACATACTCTTAAAGCTATCATCGAAGGTAAAGGCTATTATGAGCTTGGATATACAAAAGCACCAGTACCCGGTGAGGATTTGAAACAACCGAGCTTGATATTTGGCTTAAAGGGTTTAAGCGTTGATGGATATGAAGGAGCACAGAATTAATGACACCAGAAGATAAACAAAAACAGTTACATCTTTCGTTAGATGATAAAATTAAACAAAGTAAAATGTTAATTATGGATTGGTATTTTCAATTCAAAGGGCAAGTTTACGTTGCTTTTAGTGGTGGTAAAGACAGCACAGTTTTATTGCATCTTGTCCGTTCAATGTTTCCTGAAGTACCGGCAGTTTTTTGTGATACAGGATTGGAATACCCTGATATTAGAAACTTTGCTTTATCTCAAGAAAATGTTATCGCTGTTAAACCTAAATTGACTTTTAAGCAAGTAATTGAAAAATACGGTTATCCAGTGATTAGCAAAGAACAAAGTCAATATATATCACAATATAGAAATGCTAAAAGTGAAAAAACAAAACAAACGCGCTGGTATGGTAACAAATACGGCCAAGGTAAAATATCAGAATGTTGGAAGTATCTTGTAAATGCAGATTTTAAAATATCTGATCAGTGTTGCAATATTATGAAAAAACAACCAAGTAAAAAATACGAAAAAGAAACGGGAAGAAAGCCGTTTATAGGCACTATGGCAACCGAAAGCTCACACAGAATGACTTTATACCTTAAAGGTGAATGTAACGCTTTCAGAGCTAAAAGACCGGTAAGTAAGCCTATAATTTTTTGGACTGATGAAGATATTTGGGAATATATAAAACGTTATAACGTACCTTATAGCCCTGTTTACGATAAAGGATTTGAACGGACGGGGTGCATGTTCTGTATGTATGGATGCCAAAACAAAGGCGATAAACGTTTTGAACTTATGAAACAAAACTATCCTAAAATTTATGAATATTGTATGACCAAGTTAAAAATGAAAGAAGTGTTGGATGTTATAAACAAAAACCCCTCTCAACGCCAGTGAACATCGAGAGGGGTACAAACGTTCGAGGATTCGAAGAACATTTATGTAATTATACTAACACGGGTCTTGTATCTTGTCAAGTATATAAATTGTGCGGTATCGCCATTCGTTTCGGAAAATGAACTGTTACCTGAAACTTGAACCTTTATAGGCTGGTCGATTATAGCACCCGCACAATGCTTCGAAAGGAGGGGTAACAGGATAGAAACAAGCTGGAAAATTATCTCCCTTACGCCCTCCAGCTTTGCTCTATCAACGTTATTTCAAGCCGTAAGGGAAGGCTCAAAATTTTTGCAATCATCAAAATTAGCATAGGTCTGGCGGTTCGGGTTGTTTTTTAACCATTTTTTCTCTTCGTCTATCAACTTCCGCCAACATTTTGCAGCACATGGACGTGTGCAAACCGTAAAATCAAGATTTCTAGTCATGGTTTATCTCCCGCAATCTATACTCGCACTCAGGCATTTTAGTCATCTACAAATCTCCAATCACAATTTAAAACCCAAGCAACACTTACTTTATACTGCCTGCTTACTATTCCTTTATCAGTTTAATAATAAAGCCTGTAATTGTATTTATTATATTTTTTACTAAAAACAGGATTAATAAAAAAACAGCCTGTACATCTTGCAAAAGTGGCTTTTTTGCCAAATTTCATACCTTCTAACGCCTTTTCAAAATTCATTCTTGCACCTCAAACAGTTGGTTAATGTTAGCTTTGCTTTTGCCGAGATATTTGTGTTTTTCAAAAAATATTCTATATTTGAACCCCATAAAACTCGACCATCGTCATTAACTCCAAAAACAAGCCCATATTCGAATAAAGAAACATATGTCATTCTTTTGTAATCATTATCTTCCTCAATCCACAAATCGCCTACTTCCGGTGTTTTAGTCATCGCTCATCACCTCGCATATTTGTTGTAAAACCGGCTTCCATTTTTTCCAAAACTCCAAAGCTCTTTCCCCGTCCATTTTTTCAATTTCCGCGTCCGTAAAATTCCACCACGCCGTTTTTGAATGGTATTGACAACCAATTTTTATGTGTTTCGGGGTAATTGTTATATTATACAAATCTCTGTTTGACGTAATGTTTAATATATCCGCACCTTTTTCTATTTTGTCGCCGGATACCTCAGCGTCGCCGTATACCCAAGCGTCGCCGGATACCTTAGCGTCGCCGGATACCTTAGCGTCGCCGTATACCCAAGCGTCGCCGTATACCTCAGCGTCGCCGTATACCTTAGCG